GCAGCACTAGGCGAAGATAAGTTTACAAGAGAAATATTATACCTATGTAAAGGTAGGGGCGAAATGTCCTACATAGAGGCAAGAGAACAGTTTGACAGGCGTGTACTTGAAACAGATGATTACTACAATGGTATCATTAATGTTAGAGTAGGCGGGTCAGACAAACTCAAACAGGCATTGCTAGAACAAAACATCAAGGCAAAACAATCCAACACATAAGGTTGGCGGGCCAGATTGAAAATACCGCTGTGAAAAAAGCTCTCGTATAGAAGCACACGTACACGTTAATCGACACACCAGAGTGTGGAAGCCATCAGACAAATTGGGCTACTGATCGACGGAAATTGAATGTTGGCGATTGAAAAACTGTATACTACACATAAAAACTCTTTAGCAATAGGAACGAAGCGAGAGGTAATGTTATATAAACTGCACATTAACCTAGTTAATGTACGTTTTATGTTACATATGTCGACGTAGGTTGGGAAAGGTCAGAGCCCATTGTGTAACAGTATAATAAACACCTACTTCCAATGTCTCGGCTGTGGCGAACTCACGTGAAGCTCAAGATTGGATGGAACCGTAAACAGGTTCCGTCTGACTGAAACAATCTACGTGAAGCAATTACATTATTGCTATCGCAATAATGCTTTAATTCATATCTATTACTTCTATCAAACAAAATTCATTTAAACGAAGTGTTTAGTTTGAGCGATAGCGAAAAACTTGTATTAACGAAGTTAATACATAAATATTATAAATACTATAATACAGTTAAGGATTATTCGTTAAGATGAAAGTATGGCAAATTACAGAAGCTCCTGATAGTGGATTTACCGCAGGTAAAAAGACACCTGGTGGAGTAATGGTTCCAGATAACTTTGATATGAAAAAAGCACCACTTAAGGTATCTAAGAGTGGCGAACTTCAACTTAGATTAAAAGATGGCACCGTACTTAAAAACAAAAGTCCAGCTCAATTAGTAGAAGCATTAGAAAAATTAGACACTCCTAACAAACCAAAAGTAGGTAAATGGAGAGAAAAAGCTGGTCGTTATTTAAAAGGTTTTACTCGTGTAGGACTGATACAACTAGCGTTAGTAGGTCAAGGACTTTTAATACTTAAAAGATATACTGAAGATGTGGGAGCATTTAAAGAACTATGGGCAGCTACGTATCCTGTAGGACATCCATTAGCACTTGGTAGTACATATTATCAAGTATCTGCTGATGCAACACTGAAGCCTTTACAATATTCTGCTTTTGCCGCGGCTGGCGCCGTTATGGCAGTTGAACTAGCAAGACTTATTAAACTTGGTAAGATTACTAGAATAATAAGATTCATAAACGCTGCAACTGCACCTTTAGTAGCTGTACCAATTTGGGGATGGGTTATAAAAGCTATAATATTTGCACTTACTGAAGGCGCTATTTGGGCAGCAGGATGGACAATTCAAAGATATGGTCCAGATCTATTCCATTACGTTTTAAGTAATACAGCTGAAGATGTATTTGATGATTTAAAAGGACTTGTTAAAAATCCACCGCCAGCAGCAGATTCAGATAAAACTAAGATCAAAAACGCTATTAAGAAAGAACTTGATGCACAACAAAATGGATCAGTTCCAAAGCCTCCGTCTACATCACTAGCACCAAAGAATGATGATGGCATAGATTATGATAGTATCACACTACCTGATTAAATTAGCGGTAGCCCAGTTTTATTTGTAGTTTCTATATTATCTGTAATAATCTTATGCATTACTTCTCTATCTTCTAAACTATAACGATAGAATACATCCATAGAATCAACTCCGCCGCGCATCCCCCATACTAAGCGAAATACATCGTCTTTTATTTGTTTTGTTTGATTTTCTAAAACTTTAACCTGATTGATGATCTCAGACTCCGAGAGTGGTATCAGGCTTTGACGAAAAAATTTGAGTTATCCATCCCCATTGTAACAACATTTTCGTGTCCACACGCTGTACAATTAACTTTCTGTGGCTGTAATGTCCATTTAGAGGAAAGACTTTCAAGATGATCTCTAACTTTATCAAAAAATTCTTTATCGCTGTGTTCAATCCATTCAGCAATTTGACTTTCATTAGTAACTGTGTCGTCTTCAGACGTTACAGAAGCAATACATTTTCTAAATCCTAATGTAGTTTGTTCTGCAATTTTTTGATATATTGCATTTAATTCTGCACTTTTAGTTTGATCATCAGTTACATCTACTGCTTGATATAGTTGTTTTCTTAAAGAATAAGTTTCAATGTTAATTTGAGTTATTTCTCTATAGGTAAGAGGACGTAATTTTACCATTAATGGACCTACAAGTACATCTGTTTCATACTCTAAATTTAAGAAATACTCTAGTGTACTGTTAAGATTTAAGTCAAACTTGTTTTCTTCGGAGCAACTTGAACATTGGAATGTAGTTTCAAGTGACTCTCCGTATGTAGCAATTCTAATTGCTACAAGACACGCATCAACATCAATTTGTGGCATAACCCAGGGTTGAGTTATTCCTGGAATGCAACTTTTAATAACAGAAACAGTAGCTTCACCGTTAAATAGTGCATCAGGTGTCTTGAACATAATTTCGTCCATAGCACTCATACCAAATACTGCTAAGTTACTAGGATCACCGTTGATAACACCGGGTGGGTAAAAGTTACCTTGACTAGGCAACGATAGATAGATCTTTGGTTGTCTAAAGTACTTCTGTAGTGGATTATTTTCCATAGGTCCTCTTCCGATAAATAGTTATATAGTTTTATTTATAAGACAAAAAATACTGGAGAAACAATAGTGGCTGAACTGTCCGATCAAACCGTAAAGAACTTAGACGCAACACTAAACAAGATCTTATCTAAGAATAGTACTTCTAGTAGCAGTAGTAGTGGTGGGGGTGCGCAAGAGACAGCTAAAGGATTTGATGCTTTAGGCAAAGCAACTGTTAATTCTGTAGCTGATCTTGCAAAGTTTGGCGGAACTTTATTCTCAAGCGGTGCAAAACTATCCGATGCATACGCAGCCTCAACAAGCGTATTAGGAAATTTTGGTAGTTTACTCGGTGGCAACAGCGCAGCATTGTCAGCGGCCTTAGAAGGCACAGATAAGTTTGGCGCAGCAATACTTAAGGCGGCTGAATCAGGAGTAGATACATTTAGAACTCTTGCTTCTAGTGGTGCTAGTTTTAATAATAATATTTTAGAATTGAAAAACAGTGCAGCACAGTCAAGACTAACACTTGATGAGTTTGCTGGTATTGTGTCTAGCAATACAGCAGGATTTGCAGCATTTGGCGGAACAGTTACCAAAGGTGCAAAAGTGTTTACTGACGCAAGTAAAGATTTATTTGACACAGGAATGGCTACACCTTTGCTGAATATGGGTATGACGTTTGAAGAAGTTAACGAAGACCTAGCAGAATATATCATAAGAAACAGACGTAGATTTACAGCAGAAGAAATTGCTAACGGTAAAGCAAATGCATCATTTGCAGCAATGTCTACTGAGATGGACAAAATTGCAAAACTTACGGGTCAAAATCGTAGGGAAATCAAAAAATATATACACGACCGTATGCGTAAAGGTCAAGTTGAAGCTAAGATACGTATGCTTGAAGCAAGCGGCAACAAAGAAGCTGCTGATAAAATGAAACTAGCTCTTGCTGAAGCACAAAAAGCTGGCCCAGGTGCGTTAGCAGCAGTTGAAGATTTGTTTACAAAAGGTGCAGTTGTTAGTGAAGAAGGTAGACAAGCAGCCGTTGCGTTAGGTCCAGCATTCCATAGTTTAACAGATATGGTTAACACTGCTAAAGGTCCTGGCGGTATTGACGGTATGAATACAAGTATTAGCAATTTCAATTCAGAAATTTCTAAACGTATCACTGATCCAAACTTTTTACAAATTGCAACACTAGGTGGTATGGGTAACGCTACAGCTGATGCAGCCGCAGCAATGGTATCTAGTGCAGGTACATATGCTGACAATGTAAACGCTTTAATGGAGAAAGAAAATCTTTCTCGAGAAGCAGCTATTAAACAGTTAAGTGAAACTGCTAAGAAAGAACAAGAGAATAGAGATGCAACAACTTCAGTAGTTGTTAACGGAGAAAAAGCATTACGTGATATGGGCGCAATCATTAATGAAAAGCTCATAGGCGAAAACGGAGCCATTACTGAGTTTAGTACAAAATTAGAAGGCGCTGCAACAACATTAGAAACATTAAACAGACCGCAAATGACTGCAGAGCTTGATAAATTTTTAGGCGTTGTAAAAAATGCAGGTTCAATAGCAACTGGTAGTGCTGGTGAAATAACTCCTGATAAAAGAATGGAAGATGTAGAAGTTACTAGCGATCAACAAGCTAAAATGTTAGCTCTAATAGAAGGAATGAAAACAGACGCTAAAATCCAAACTGATGAAGCAAAAATGTTAACAAGCATAATTCAATCATCAATGGGTCCGCAAATGATAACAGCGTTAGAAACTTTAGCAAAGAAAGATAACACAGATTTAGATACATTTGTAACTAAAATTCTAACAGAAGGATCAGACGAGCAAATTAAAGGCATTGCAATGCAAATTAAAAAAGCCATTGACCCGACAATATCTAATAGAGAACTTGACCAATTTGCTAGAATTTTAGATGCAAACTTAATACAACCACTTGACGCATTACTAAAAGATGCTACACTTAATGTATCAAAAATGAATGTAGTTGACATTCTTGACAAAGACGGTAAAAAAGTTGAGTTTGACAAAGGAACATTAGGAAAAACAGGTTCTTTGATACAAGACTTTGGAAAAGAAACTGAAGCATTGTTACACGGAAAAGAAGCAGTATTAACAGTAGAACAACTAGAAAATATTGCCAAAGGTGCTCCTATGATAGGAATACAAGCTGCTCTTAGTGGATTACAACAAGCAGTAAGTATGGTTGACAACGACAAAATAGATCCAATGGCAAGTATGCAAAACTTGTTTAAAGGATTAGAACAAACAATTAGTAGTCCTGACGATGCTCCTATGAAAGGAGTGCAATCAGCAATTGGTTCATTAGAACCAACAATGAGAGTAATGGCAACTAACCTTAAAAGTTCTATGGGAAATGTGCAAGCTGATAAAAGCCCGCAACAAATGCAGTCATCAATGTCGGGATTAGCAGCTAGTTTAGAAAAAATGGGTACAGATTTAAGTACATCATTTAAAGAAAGCGGCGGCCAGGATATGATGAAAGATTTCTCAGAACAGTTAAATAGTACTATGGGAACTATGACAGGTGAACTAATGAAGGGCAATAAGGTTGCATCTAAGCAACTAAAATCAATAGGTGGATTGTCGGGGAACCTATTTAAAGGATTAGGATAGTAAATGAGTTGGAAAAAATATTTTACACCAGTTGAAACAGGTGACAACACTTCAGGATCATATGGACCAATGGGCGGTCCACGTGGCGGTAGCCAACCAGGTCCAGCTAGATCAAACTATTCAAGCTACTTACCAGACGTATATGTAGGTGCGCCAAATCGTGTTGATCGTTATGGTCATTATAACACAATGGATATGGACAGTGAAGTAAACGCAGCACTTGATATTCTTGCAGAATTTTGCACACAAAAGAATGAACAAAATAGTACAAACTTTACATTTAATTTTAATAAAGCTGCTACAAATTCAGAAGTACAAATTTTAGGTCAATACTTAAAGCAATGGAACAAGCTACAAAATTTTGAAACTAGAATGTTCCGTGTAATGCGTAACACTTTTAAATATGGTGATCAATTTTTTATTCGTGACCCGGAAACAAAAAAACTGTTTCATATAGATCCTGCAAACATTTCAAGAATTATTGTTAACGAAAGCGAAGGCAAGAAGCCCGAACAATATATTGTTAAAAATATTAATTTTAACTTTAAAGATATGGTTGCTACAACTCCACATATGACTAATGGTAACATTACTAACCCACACGGTGGACAGTATAATCCAACAGGCGGTTCACGAGGAATGACTGGAACAGCCGCATCACCACAAGGATCAAGATTTAGTTTAGAAGATGGCGAAGTTGCTATTGATGCTCAACACGTTGTGCATTTAAGTTTGTCAGAAGGGTTAGATAATAACTTTCCTTTTGGTAACAGTTTATTAGAAACAATTTTTAAAGTTTACAAACAAAAAGAATTACTCGAAGATGCGATTATTATCTATCGTGTACAAAGAGCGCCAGAGCGCAGAGTATTCTACGTTGATGTGGGTAATATGCCATCACACCTTGCTATGCAATTTGTGGAGCGTGTAAAAACGGAAATTCATCAAAGAAGAATCCCATCGGCGACAGGCGGCGGTCAAAATGTTATAGACAGCTCATACAATCCTCTGTCAATCAACGAAGATTACTTTTTCCCACAAACTGCTGAAGGACGTGGTTCAAAAGTTGAAACACTACCAGGCGGTACTAACTTAGGAGAGATTGATGACCTTAGATATTTTACTAATAAGCTCGTACGCGGTTTACGAATCCCTAGTTCATACTTACCTACCGGCGGTGATGATGGAAGTTCGTCATACAATGATGGCAGAGTAGGTACAGCGTATATTCAAGAATTGCGCTTTAATACATATTGTGAACGTCTACAAGGATTAATTGTTGAAGACTTAAATCAAGAGTTTAAACGTTTCTTATTAGAAACAGGTGTAAACATTGACACAAATATGTTTGACTTAGAATTTGAACCACCACAAAACTTTGCAGCATATAGACAATCGGAACTAGATAATGCTCGTGTACCAACATATACACA